CAATTCTCTCGAACGAGGAAAGCAACATGAAACACACACAGTCATCCAATGACGGTAAGTGGGCAGATATGGGATGGAGGGGCCTAGAGTGTCGTGGTATTCCCAACACCGAAAGCATCATCAAATCGGGGATGTATTCCATGCTCAAAACATCTGTCATCGCATTCATAGATTGGTATGGGATTGATTGGCTTGTTCGTTGCCTCGACAGAATCATCAATGTGGAGTATGCCATATGTGATTGCTGTGAAACGAACACCAGAAGACGGAATCACATTCTAGGTGTATGGAATAGGATGTTTGAAACCACAGATCTCCCATCTATAGATCGGAAGCCCAGAAAGCTAGGTATCCCTGCCACCATAGGCGAAGGCATACCAGTTAGAGATCTTCCCAACCGATTAGATGGGAGGAAATAATCATGGAATACATCACATTCTTCATCGGTTGGGGCTGTATCGTTCTCGCTATAACCTTATACTATCTGGAGGTAGACTGACATGGCATCCATGAATCCACATCCCATTGCTGACGCATTGGCCGTAAAGAAATCCATAGAGCGTGAGATGGAGCGCATCTCCATAGCTACGGATAGGGACACATCACCAGAACTCATTGAGCATAGGATGGAGGGCCTATTGAATAGGCTCGACGCTATCCTTACTGAGTTTCCCATACTTGCCATAGAGGGCATAGAGGCTCTCGTATTCAAAGGGGATGTCTATGATCCCTTGGGGAAGCGGGATGTCTGATCCCTCCATCATAGAGGATTCCCATAGGACCAGACTGCTGAAGAAACTGGGCCTATTGCATAAGAATGAGCGTATAGCTCGAAAGAGTCGAGAGAGTATGGTTCGACGGCGATGCAGATATCCGGGCGGGTGCATACATGATGCGTATGAGCCTAGCATCTTTTGCGAGATGCACCAACGTCCTCATCCCAATGAGGCATTGGAACGCTTAGTTGGTGCGGTCCATAGCTTTATATGGCATGAGGAATCGCGTCGTCGTCGCAAATTGTCTCGATCTCGCGTCACTAGCGATGTATGGATTGAGCTTAGATCTGCCCTATCCCATGCCCAACACTCTATAACGGAGGATGTTTACTGACATACAAATGCAGTATAGGACTGACAACTACATTAACCGTACTCGTACACGCATATGTGTATATGCACGTGTGCGTTCCTATTGGTGGAAAAGTGGGTTTGACAGCCCTATTATGATGGTTTGCGACTCGGAGACGCCGGGTCAATACACACACACGAGGATACACACATGCCACGAGGCAAAAAGAATCGCACATTGGTCTATAGGCTCAATAACAAGAAGAGCCGGAAGGACGGTGAAGACCATAGGTATACGCTCGATCCGAAAGCGTCTGGATGCACCCCATGGAAGGACCCCAGAACGGGTAAGTCATACGACAATGTGCTTGCATGGACGGCTCCCTCCGGTATGGAGCTTCGGCAGACACTCTCCAAGAATGTCTATAGCCCATCCAATGTCGGGCCGGAGATTAGGATCACGAGCAAGCTTGAGCCCATCACCATACCGGATCCGGCACCCGCTCCGGAGGCCCCGGCCGGGATGGACATTGAGGCCATAACGAGGGCCGTGCTGGAGGCCATGGCCCGGCAGTAATACCCCATGGGGTATGGGTCCCATAGGCTCCCGCGCACACACGCGCGGGGGCCCTTCGGGCCTAGGGAAGGTCAAACGCTCGTAAATCAACCAAGGGGTGAAATTGGTTTCGGTATTCATTCGGGATACTCTAAAACCCTCACAGAATTGACAGATTCCAAGTATTTATAGGCATCAATGGCTATGGAGGTCTCATCAATTATGCTATGTTCTATGAGGCCTGCCGCCCGTTCTGCCCAATCTGTGCGGGATAAGAAGGCACATTGTGGGATATTCAGCACATCAAACCATTTACTAGCCTTTGTGCTAGCAAGCCATTCTAATGCCTCTACATCCCCGGCCCGCATGTCCGATTGGGCACGTTCTATGACGCTAACAGCCAGTTCTTTCACCGAATTCAGGTCTTCAAGCATTCTCAATACCCCCTATTGGGCTTTAAAAGTGGAATATTCTTTTTCTTGAGGTACTCCAGTGCTTCATCATCAGTGTGAAAGTACACACTATGGCCGTCTGCATCCCTGAGAAATGTACCTGTTTGGTCTACTAGCACCCATTGAGGTGGATTTACAGGGAGCCATGATGGAAATGCCGCTGTTATTTTCTTACCTTGGGCATTAATTAGGTGAGTTTTTCTCTCAAATTTCTTATCTTTAGCCATATTATCCTCGAACTTTCTTTGTAGGGTCTATAGCATGTTTTGCTAGGGTGGCATGCCATTTCTTCTGAGCGACCTCATCAATAGACTGTGCATGCGTCCTATCACGAACATTAGGGTATGTATTGGCTATAAGATCCCATATTACCTCTAATGGGACCCCTTTTCGCACATGAAAGCAGTCTTCACACATTATAGTCTGCCTCCAACTACCCTGTCCACCAAAATATACCCGCTTTGATTTACACTTCTCACACTCCATATAGCCCTTCAGGCCGGATAAATCACTTGAATCAAATGATGCTACCGGCATCGGATGCCTCCTTCACAGCTACAGAAGCCCCATCAAAGCTTTCTTTTAATGTAGTACCACATTCTGAGCAGGCAATGCACCATATAGTCTTATCTGCAGGGTTTCTCAGTGCTACGGTAGGCGCATCACATTCACAGGTAAGCTCAGGACCATCTTCAGTCCACATAGCCCCACCTATTTTCTTAAATCCTGTTAATGATTCTACAGCTTCTGTGATATGTTTCACGTACTCCATATAATGTGGAGGGAAAAGAACAGTCCTTTCTCTATTACCTTGGCCGTAAATTGCATTAACCGCCAAATAATCCGTACCATTCTTTGCTTTCCCCTTATTAAAGAAGAAAGTCTTACCACTAGCTGTGAAACGTGAGAGTTCAGTTTGTTTTGACATAAGGTCCTCCAACCTCTTTTTTAATGTGCGCCCAGCGCGAAGCGCGGGGGCGCAATTGCTTGCTAATGTTTAAGTTTTATCAGTCTATTAAAAAGCGCCGCTTTTTGGCGCGCTTCATTATAATAGGGGCAAATAGATCTTGTCAACCCCCCTAGGGCAAATTTCTTTTACCTCTTGACATTACTCCCCTAGTAAAGGTACATTTGTGACGATGGGTTCCTCCCCATCCGTCCTCCATCCGGCGGGCTCATTTCGATTTTTCGAGTGGGTCCCGCCACCAGATAAACTCGGGGACGTAAGATAACAAAGAGTGTGAGGATGTCAACTACTAACGGCATAAGTCAAGCAGAAGCTTTTATAGGAAGTGGGATTGAGTTTGATCGTTTAGATCAGATCTTCGACCTACAACGCCTGATGGGCCCCGTCATAGCCTACAAAATCCTTTTAGAGGTTGCCATCAACAGTTCAGATGTGCGAGAGAGAAGGATGGCAGCGAGTAGACTTCTTGACTCGGCGGGTGAAGATCCAGAGAAGATTGCAAACCGTTTAAGGCAGAGTGTCTTTAGTGACCTTAGCTTAGAGCAACTTCAAGCAGTTGTGCAGACAGGCATCACTGACCCTGAAGTAGCAGTAGAGGCTCTTGCCGTAGCTCAGAAGTAAAAGTATATTAAGTAAACTCAACACCAACAATAATGGCAACCAACCAATATAAAGCAAACTCTTTTGCTATCGTAGAGAACTCAACAGCAGCCTTCACGGGCTCTGACATGGTTAACACTGGGTATCGCGGAGTGAAAGTGTTTATCAAGGTGAATAGTGTTTCTAGCGGTAATGTCACGGTAAACATTCAGCAGAAAGCACCTGCGGCAGATGCAGCGTCTTACGACACTATTCTGTCCTCGGCCTCTCTTACTTCTACAGGCTTGACTGTTCTTACGGTCTACCCCGGAGTAACGGCAGCGTCGAATGTTGCTGTTGCTGATGTTCTTCCTACTCTGTGGCGTGTGACCACTTCTGCTGGTGCGACTATTAACTACACGATAAGCGCCTGTTATATCCCGTAAAATTTCGGTGGAGGCAAGGATTTAGTGACCGACCAAACACTTCAGCAGGCGGTCTTAGAGCTTGAACGTCGTCGTCGGGAGGATCCTCTTAAATATGTGTACGCTCCTCACGAGTTTCAGGAGAAGATACATAAGTCACGGGCAAACCTAACGCTTGTCCTTGGGGGGAACCGTACAGGAAAGAGTTACGCTTCTGTCGCAGAGGCCCTTTTGTACTGTGAGGGGCGTTCTGTGTACGCTGAAGTGCCTGAGGCCCCTAATACAGTCTGGTACGTAGTTCCAACGTCTGCGGTCTTCCACGACGCTGTAGAGCCTATCCTAGACCAACTCATCAACTGGAATAACGTACAGTCTTACAATAAACAGAATAAAAGGTACAAGTTCAAAAATGGTAGCACCCTAGCTATTAAGACCTCTGACCAAAGGCAGAAGAGACTTGTGGGTGCGGCTGTGGATCTAGTGGTAGCCGATGAGCCTCTGCCGAAACAGGTGTATGAGGAGCTTGCTGCTCGTCTTATATCTACTAAAGGTAGGATGTTAATGGTGATGACCCCCGTATCTGAGAAGATGGATGAGTGGTTGTGGGTGCGTGATGACCTTTATATACCGTGGAAGATGGGAGAGCGTGGTGATATTGAAGTAATCAATATGCCTGTGGTTGATGCTGAGGGAAATCCTGCGGTGCCCCATCTCACTAAAGCTCAGGTAGATATGTACACAGAGCAGTACCCAGACCCAGAGACTCGTGCAGCCCGCATGTACGGGGAATTCATCGTCAGAGGGGGGCTTGTCTTTGGGGGTCTTGACAAGGATGTTAATGTTATAGAACCTTTTGAGGTTCCAGATCACTGGCACAAGTGGTTGATTTGTGATCCACAGTATCATAGGTTTGCTGTTCTTATGTTTACTGTAGACCCAGAAGGGAACTATTATGTGATTGACGAGTACTTCTCTACGGATGAGCCAATGGCGAAGAGGGCGGACAGGATAAAGGCTATGGTCGGCTACACGGAGAGGCATTTACCTATTTACGTAGACTATGCGAACCCACAAGACATCCAAGAGCTTAATTACCATTTTGCGAGAAACGGAGCTGATGTCGGAGCCGTTCCTCTGCCCATGCAAAAGCGGGTTGAAGATATGGTCCTGCGAGTGCATGCTATGCTTGAAGGACATCCTGACAAAAAATACCACAGAGCCACAGGGTTAAAAGATATCTACGGTGCTCCTAGGCTTCTTTTCTTTTCTAATCTACAAAGTCAGTGGAAGCACGAAGGTCGTATGATTGTAGGGAGTAGACTTCTTTGGGAGATGGGAAGGTTGTCGTGGAAACGTAACAAACCAGACAAGAATACAGCGGGTGGGGCGGACGCAACTGATTGTTTAATCTACGGGTGTTCCATCCAAGCAGCATCAGTTATTCAAGACCCTTCTGATACTTGGCGAACTAATCTTTCTGACAGGGATCAGCTGCTCTGGGAGAGCATAGAGGCCCAAGATAAAAGACAAGCTAGAGGGATGCAAAATCCATTATGATTTTTGGCACAACATTCGCGGCAGGTTTTCTTATTGGCCTTGTCGTAGGGTACACTTTTGTGTACATTACACTTTATAAGTCTCTATACAAAACATTTACTACCCTTCTAGAAACACTGGTTGGGATGAAAAAGCAGGGCTTTGTACCTCAGTTCGATATAGAACAAACTAAGCAACTAGACTTGACGGACACGCATGAGTTCTAAAAAGCTGCCGGACCCGACCACAGATCGCAATGCAGATTTTTCTCGTTTCTCCTACATGCTGTGGGAAGGCCTGAACGGGAAATATAATTTCTATGTACAGAGATGGCGGAGGACTTTAGAGTTCTTACGCGACCAGCACTGGAATACTCTAAAGGAGTACGACCGTGATGTGCTTCCTGATTGGAGACGGTTCCCCTTACAGAACTACACACTGGCGTTCTATAATGACTACCTCACTGACTATCTAAAGAGTGAGGTGCGTTTCTCTGCGGTACCGTCTTCCCCGGACCCTAAAGACATTGACAGTGCTGAACTGGGGGAGCAGCTCCTTAAGTATTTGTGGGACCACCTTGACGTTGACAAGCAAAGGATTGATCTCGGCGCGTGGATTATGGCAACGGGGACAGGGGTGGTTCGAATTTACTGGGATACAAACACAGGTAATGCGATTCCTGTAGGTATCCCTCAGCCCGGTGGCGGCATCATGCCGATTGATCCCGATACGCTTCAGCCCACTGACATTCCTGTCATGGTAGACGCAGGTGAGATTGGCTTTGAGGTTGTTTCCCCACAGTATGTACGTTGGGCGGAGAATCCTGCTCACGGTGTTATGGTTGGGCTTCTTCTTACATATGAAGAAGTAGTTGCCTTCTACGGTGAGGAACTTGCAGATCAGCTTACTTACTCTGACACACATGAAGGTGTGGTTGCAGATTTAAATCAGATTGAGCAACCCGGAATTACTCCTTCTGTAGATCAGCGCACTCTAGTCATTGAGCACTATCTGCCCAAGAGTGCAGCACATCCAGAGGGTCTATGGTGGACTTCTGCACAGGGTGGAAGCATTCTGGTGCATGAGCCGTGGCCTTTACCTGCGGGTATTATGCCTGTGATTTCATTCCGGTGGATACCCATCCCCGGAGAGGAGCACATTGGTATGAGCCCTCTTTATGGGATTACGTTTGAAAATAAGATCTATGAAGAGATCACAGCTAAGATTCTTGAGTGGTATCAAAAGGCTAAACCTAAATGGTTACTTAAGAGTGGTGGAGGAGTCACACATGGTGACATCTCTGATGAGCCTTACCAAGAACTTATAGTTAATGCTGGCGGTGAGCCTGAGATGCTTAACATTTCAGATGCTCCTGCCGGTTTGTTCAGAATTCTTGGACAACTACAAAACGATATGACCATCACAAGTGGTCGTGGGTTTGAAGAAGCTGATCAACTGCCTGAAGGACTTGCACGAGGATCGCTTCGGGCTCCCTCCGAGATGAAGTCGTCACGAGCCGTGACTATCGGACACATCACTTCTCGCGCTTCATGGCGTAGGGTGGGCGAAGTGCTACTGCACTACGTGGGAGCTTTTTATTCTGAAAACCGTGTCCTTGCTATCAATGGGCCGGACCAACAGTTCTTGTGGAGAGCATTCTCAGGTCAAGATATTATGCGGGATGGAGGACTTGCAGCGAGTATCCGTGTGGATGATATTCCTCTCGTGCCGCAGAATCGTCAAAACCTAAGAGATACTACAGTAGCAATGCTTCAAAGCCCCGGAGGGCAGTTACTATTTCAAGGCTCTGACGGGCAATTAGATATGGATAGAGTTAAAGCAGCTATGCAGGCAATTGGTTTAGACGCTAACCTTGATACTGGGGATCCAGACACACTTGAGGCGCGTAATGAAGAGATGGACTTCCAATTCTGGGATGGGCAGACGCCTCTACCGGAACCGCAGTCATGGCAGGACCATGCTTCTCACTACGCTTCTCACATTCTAGTACCTAAGAGCCGCCGCTTCAAGGCGTGGGCTCCTGAGTCTCAACAGGCGTTCCTGCAGCACTTGCAGGCTACTGGGGAGATCCTCAATCAGCAGGCCCAAGAAGAGGCAAATGCTATGATTGAGCAAGAACAGGCACTCAGGTCTGTACGAGAACAAGAAGAGCTTAGAGCTGATGTCATGCGTAAGTGGGCTGAGAGCTTGATAAAACTTGTGGCTGACACCACAGGGATGGAGGTAAGTAAAGTATCAGAACTTGCAGATAAGGTTAACGTACCAATTTCTGAGGAGTAAAAATGGAGGACAATATTGGTTGGTCTGCTGAGGAAGACCGACGACTTTGCCGCATGTATATGGCAGAAGACCCACCCGCAACTATTCGGGAGATAGCCGATGAGTTGGATAAATCTAAAAGTGCGGTCGATAGACGAATCACCGCCCTCGACCTTAGAGGTCACAAGGGAGACAGGGCTGAGTACGAGCGAATCACTGGGATCACTTTGGACCCAATCATCAAGCCCGTCCGGGTTGATATGGGAAGTATCCCTGAGCCCCGACCTGTCGGATCAGACTACTCAATGCTCGTGTGGAGCGACGTACACTACCCGTTCCAAGATGACAAAGCTGTATCAGTTTTGGAGCAAATCGCCGCAGACCTACGCCCAAGGGTGCTCATGTGTCTCGGCGACATCTTCGACTTCCACGAACTATCTAGCCACAGGGCACCACGAGATGATGAAGATGTTTTTATGGACTCGCTCGAAGCCGGTGCGAAGCATCTTGCTAGGATGCGAGAGGCTAGTCAAGCGGATCATGCGTATTTTCGTGCAGGTAACCACGAAGATCGTTGGGATCGAATCATGGAACAAGCTCGTAAAGATATCAGGTTCCGTCAGTTGCTTCGTCTCCCTAAGGTTCGCAGAGCTTTGGACTTTTCTGAAGTGGTTGGTTTCCAAGAGTTAGGATATGACTACTCTCCATACATGGAAGGTGATATCTTAGTATGGAACGATAGACTTGTCTTTACGCATGGTGATCTTACAAGTAAGCACACCGCTAATGCTATGATTGGTAAGTATGGTAAGAGCGTTATGTTCGGCCATATGCATCGTATACAGAACTTTACAAAGAGAGATCTTAAGGGCCAAGAAAGTGGATGGTGCATTGGGTGCCTCTGCGATCTTGACCCACACTATAATATTTTTGCTGATTGGCATCAGGGATTTGCAATTGTCCACTGGAAAAAGATTAAGGACGATTGGTTCTATGATGTTGAACAGGTACGCATTCACGACGGTGTAGCCTTCTGGCGAGGCAAGGTTTACTCCGCTTCTTAAAAGCCTCCCCTATAAATAGAGGATATAATGTCCGACAATCCCTTCCAGCCATTGCCCGGCGCAGACGCGCCAGCAGATGCTGGAGAACCATCAATTCCTGCTTCGCAGATCGCAGCACAAGCTGCGGCAGAGGCAGTACGGGGTCCTCAAGCAGTAGACCCACCTTTACAATCTAATGAGTCTCAAACGATTCAATTTGATACTCCACAACAAACTGAACAGGTGTATGAACAGGCGGAAGAACAAGTACAGCCAGTTCAGCCTGTAGTAGATCAGACACCTCATGTCTTTGCTTCAGAGGCTTATGCACAGTTGCAACAAATGGGTATTGATTTACCTGTTGCACCTCAGGATGTAAGTCCTGAATTTGCACCTGCCTATGAAAAAATGGCGCGTTCGATTCTTGACAATCAACATTCTACGCACGAGAAAATGGTTAGAGCTGAAAATGATCTAGCTCGTGTTAAGGATTTTGCTCAGAGGCTAGGTACACCTGAGGGTCGTGAGCGTATGCTTTTAAGCATGGCTCTTACTAATCCTGAAGACTTTTCAAAGTCTATGCAAACAATAGAACGTATGCAGGGTGACTCAGAGTATGCAGAGACAGTACGTCTGAAGCTAGAAAGTATGGCTCGCATGGAAGCTGCTCAAAGAATGGAGCATGCACAAGCTTCAGCGCAAGCACAAACAAAAGGCAGACAGGTAGAAGGTCGTACTGTGCGCCTTGCTGAGGCTATGGGCATCAATACAGAGCTGGCGAAGAGTCAAGTAGCTGCACGAATTCTACAGAATGAAGCTATGACGGGTGTACGAGATATTACACTTGATGAAGTAGATATGGTTGTAAGAGATTTAGCTAATCAGACGGGAGCACAGCCTGCTGTACGCTCGCCGCAAGTGGCTCAATCTCAACAAGCTGCTCCTACTCAACAGCCCTTAGCTGATGTTGGTCAAACGCCTACTGGAACAGATCAACAAATGGCTAACCGTGTTGCGCCTACAGGGCCTGCACAGACACCTAATAGTGATGCAATGGATGCACTTCGCAGTGCTGTCAAGGTTGCATCTAAGAACGCAACGAACCGGGGACTTCGGGGCTAATCTATTTGGGGGATGTTTCTTATGGGGCCTATCCTTCGGGGTAGGCCCTATTAGCATTATAGGGTTGACATAGGCAGTTAAGAGTGTCACATTACATACAGTCACGCCGCTTACTCGGCTGGCTACCGGAAACCTAACTGAGGAGGCTAGACCTCAATAAAAACTGGCCTTAACTTTTCCTATAAGGAACTTGCTACATGGCTGCTACACAAGCCGATTTGGCAAGACTTGATGCTATTCTGAAGGATCGTCCCATTGTGGACGCAATTCAGGATGCGCTTAATACGGCTACGCCGTTCCTTGAGCGTATTACGCAAACACTCACTTTGAGTGGTCGTAAGGGCATCTTCCCGGTTAGCTTCGGAGTCAACGAAGGCGTATACGCTCGTGCCGATAAGGGCACGTTTGGCGATTCGCAAGTCGATCAGCCCGAGCTGGCGGAAGTCACTGCCAAATTCATTTATGCTCTCTTTGAGATTTCTGGACCAACGATGTCCGCTACACGCGACACGCCCGGTGCATTCGAAGAGGCACTCTCTCTATCACTAGAGAACACCATCACTGGTATGCGTCTTGACATGTCTCGTCAGGCGATTGGTGATGGTTCTGGTAAAATTGGACTGGTTTCATCTACACCCGGTAGTGCAACTGACCTCGATATGGATAGCCCCTATGGGCTTACCCGCTATAAGTCGGGTCGTCCAGTCCGCAATGTCGTTCGTAACAACATGGCTCTTGATGTTCTTGATGCCTCTACCGTTACCACCAAGCACGGTGATAACGTAACTGTTAGCTCAGTTAGTCACTCTGCCACAGAGACAACTTGTGTCGTTTCAAGTGACGCTTCGATGACCTCAGCGGCTGATGGTGACTTTGTTACCCGCGCTGGAAACTACAACTATGAAATTGAAGGTTTCCTAGGCGCTGTGGATACGGCTGGTAGTTACATGGGCATCACCCGTTCCGGTAAAACGGGATGGCAGGGTACCCTTGTTGATGCCGCCGATGGTGGTTCTTCGGCTGTTCCTCTGTCGCCGGATCATCTCCGCGACACCGCTGACCTAATTATGGAAGAGACTGGTGAAGCCCCCGGCTTTATCGTCTGCAACTATAAGCAGCGTCGGAACGTCTATAACCTGTTCGCTCCTCAGATCCGCCGTGCGCCAATGGTGCTACCGGCTGGACTACGTGAGAGCACGCTTGAGTTCGATGACATGCCTGTTGTGGTTGAGCGGTATTTCCCGCCTGAGCACATCGCAATGGTAAATTCCCGTTTCTGGGCGCACGCCATTGATAAGGATGTCGAATGGATTTCTGGACTCAACGGCACGGTTCTTCACTTCCACCGTACTGCTGACTTGTTCACTGCAGTACTTCGGACGTACCGCAACATGGTTTGCCGTTATCCGGCAACCAACGGAATCATCTACGGACTCGAAGAGTAAGGGAGGCTTATCATGGCAAAACGTCGTGAACTTTGGGCAAACCTTGTGGCCCCGCAATTTGGGGGTCCGGTCTTTCCGGTTTCTGTATCTGTTGATGTGAGTGGTGGTACTGATAACTTTGTTATCTTTGTAGCTCCGCGTGACTGTAAAGTCCGTAGGGCAAAAGTTGCTCACAATACTGCACCGGGTGGTACTAGCACTTACGCTTTGCGTAATGTGACAGACAGTGTAGATGTTAGCTCTGCTGACATTGATGCTGATGCTCTTGCAGTTGATACAGCCGGATCATTTACTATCGCTACCGCCAATGAAGATTTGGATGAAGGCGATGTGCTGGCCCTTGAAGCCACTATTGGTTCTGGTGGCGGACAGGCGACTGTCACGTTTGAAGTAGAGTTTCTCGAACTGAAGAACGACTAATGCCTCCGGGTATTGGTTATGGAATGGGAGGGGGTCCTGCTGGGGCCCCCTCCGATCCTACGGGAATGCCTCAGCCGGGAGTTATGACTTCTAGTCTTTCTGCTTCACCTGATCAGCAAGCGATGAGTGAAATCATTGCGATGCTTCGTGGTGGGCAGGTAGGGGCTGAAAGGTTTATTCAACTGCTTTCTCTCCTTGCAGCATCAACTATGCAAGGAGCAGGCGCGCCACCTCAGCAAGTACCTCAGCAAGCACAGCAACAACAGCCACCACCGGATATTACGGCTTTACTCGGAGGTTAGAGGCTGCGTCTCATGGCTCCTAGAGAAACACCTGTACTGCGCCGAAGCTTTAGGGGTAGGTAATGGACGAGATTTGGAAAGAGATTTTAGCAAGACTTGAGGCAGGTGAGTCTATAGAGGATCTTATTCCTGTAGATACGTCTAGAGGAAGGGAAAATCCCTATGTGGAAATGCCTGATACTTTAGGATTTTATAGTGTACAGGGAATGGGGTTTGATAGACCGTTTAGAAGCGAGTTACGTGATCTGCTTATTCGGGAGGGGATGGACCCTGATGATGAGGGTTTCACCCAACAAGGCATTGGAGAACTTCTATCGAACACCGCCTTTGCAGACAGCTTGGCATCTGTTCGGTCATCTTTGCCTTCTCAGTACGTAACTAGAACCGAAAGATATCAACTGAGTGATCTTCTGGGTAGGCTTCTGGGGTGGGGTGACGGGCCAGAAATGGAGCGCGTGCTCCCCTCAGAAAAGCCTATGAAGGTTAGACTATTCGGTCGCCGTGATGGTGTAGCTGGTTACGTAGATCCCAATAGAGGGTCTGAGATTGTGCATATGAATATGTTCTACCCATTTGTGTCTCTCACTGATATTCGTGATGACGTTCGGTCTGGAGAGACTGATTTCCCACTGACTGAACAAGATTGGAATCGTTCGCCAGAAGATCAATTTAGGAATACATTGTTGCACGAAATGTGGCATAGTACTATGGAAAATATTAGATACCTGAGTGATGATGAAAGATTAGCTGAGTCGTTTGCATCTGCGTTTAACGCACTCGCTGGAGCTGAGCCAGAAGATACTAGAGAGGATATTGTGTCTTTAGGTGTGGAGGATTATCTAAGTAAAGCTTTTGGGGAAAGAATGAAAATAGCAACCAGTAGACAAGACCCGGACGATCCATCTGTAGTTACTGTCCCCGAACGTCAGGATACAAGACCCGTCATAAGAAATATGATTAACAAAGTAGCACAATCCCCTGTTTTCTTTGACAACCCTTGGCATCTTGACCCGCCAGAGGAAGAACCAGAGTCGCTTTTCAGTCAAGTTATTAGGACACTACAAACCACTAAGCACGGACTCAAGCATATGTTTGGAGGAGGTAGGTAATGGACTGGGAAGAAATCTTAGCCAGACTTGCAGCAGGTGAATCTATTCAAGATGTTATTCCCCCACATGTGAGAGATTATGTTGAAGTAGGTGATACCCTAACTGGTAGGGATAGACAACGTATGCTGAATGAACTTATGTGGGTTTGGGGGTATGGACCAGACGCTGGACTAGGGGAAAGAGACGATTTACCATATCAACCTTTTACCCAACAAGGCATTAAGGAACTCATATCAAACCCTGTCTTCACTGATAGTTTGGCATCAGTTCGACAATCTTTACCACTTACGCTACTGGAAAGTGGATTCCTATCAGGTGAGATTTCTAGGGACGAGGATCTGGATAATGCCGCCTATATATCAAAGACTTTTTATGATGAGCCTTTGGAGATTAGGAACTTTGGTGATCGTCGTGCTATAGGAGGCGAAGTGTTACTACACGAGCCTAATGTTATACACATGAATATAATGCCTACTTTTGCACCTTTTACCGGTGCGGCGGTGGGACGTACTAAAGAAGATTGGAATCGGCCTCCAGAAGATAGGTATAGGGACACATTGTTACATGAACTATGGCATAGTAGTGTTGACAGGTATCGGGACTGGCCACTCACTAGGGATAACAAACGATCCGCGGAACGAAATGCTAATGAGTTTGCAGCTGGGTTCAATGCACTCGCTCAGGCTGAGCCGGGAGACACTAGAAAAGATATTGTAGATCGGGGTGTGAAATCGTATCTAGAGTATATTAGTGGTTGGAAGGATACTCGACCGATCTCCGATCGTCGGGAAGATCGGAGAATACGAGAAGTCATTGAGGATGAGTCCTTAGAATCTGA